TGGATTGATGGATTTGTATTTTATGGAGATAGATGTGATTCTGGACAGGCATTAAAGTTTCCAAGAAATAATTATCAGGTAGATGGAGTGGAACTTGCTTGTTCTGCTATACCTCAGAATATTAAATATGCACAGTTTGAGTTAGCGAGAGCATTGGCAAATGATACTGGAGCTATAACTGGTACTACTGGTAAAGATGGTAATTTTAGCGAAGTTAAGTTAGGAGATATAGAGGTAAAGTACAATACTGATAGTCAGGGTACAGGATCTATAAATAATATTATGGACGTTTACCCGTGGTTACAAAGTTATCTTGGAGCGTATATGCTAGGTGGTGCAGGTAGTTTTCAAATGAGAGTGGTTAGAGGATAATGGCAGGACAGTTAGACAGCTTATTTAAAAATGTTGCCAAACAGATAGTCTCTGATTTAGGTGCTTCCTTAGACACAAGTATTAGTTATATAAGAAAGGGAATTTCTAGCTATAATGTGGAAACTGGAGAGGAGATAAGTATAGATACTACCTTTTCAGACTTAAAGGTACCGATTGAGTTTATAAGATCTGAAGATGACTTATCACTGGAAATAAGACAGGCAAAGATTTATATAACACCTGATCTTATAGGAAATAACCAGCCAAATAAAGCAGATGAGATAGTATTAAATTATGCAGGTGCCAATAGAACTGCACAGATAATCACTATTGACACCAAAAAAGGTGGTCAAACTTATCTATTCACATTATTAGTTAGGTTCTAATG